CGCGTGCAGGCGCTGGAAACTGACAAGCGGCCGTGTGAGTACAGTCCCTGATGGGCCGACCGCGTAAAGAACTGACCGAGGACAACTACCGGCAAATTGAAACCCTCGCCGGTTACGGCCTGTCGTTGCCGCAAATTGCGGCGGTGATGGACCTGAGTGAGCGGGAATTCATGACGCGCCGTCATGAGACAAAAGTAAATGCAGCCTTACAAGCGGGAATTTCCAAGGCGCAGGGCATGGTCGGCAAGGCGCTCTTTCTGCGCGCCAAGGATGGGGACATTGCCGCGATTCGCTGGTGGGAAATGACCCGCGCCAAGCGTCGGGCCACGCAGCCGGAGAACGAACTGGGCAGCACGGAACAGCGCCTGGTGATCGAAGTGCGCCGGGACGCGCCGATCCTGATTCCGCACGAGGACGATGATGAAAGTTGAACTGCGGCCTATCGCCAGCGTGATCCCCTACGCCAGAAATCCCAGGGTCAATGCTGGCCTTCCGGTCAGCAAGGTCAAGGCGTCGATCAAGGAATTCGGGTTTAGGCAGCCCATCGTGATTGATACCGAGGGCGTCATCATTGCCGGGCATACCCGCTATCTGGCGGCGATGGAACTGGGGATGAATGAGAATCTGGGGCGGAAGTGTCGGGCGATTGAGATCAGCCCGGCCTATGTGGCTGTCGCCCTGGAACGCTGGCATCAACACACCGGGAAGACCCCGACGCGCCTCCATGCCCACCCTCACCCTGCACCTTCCGACCCGGCACCCGGCGCAACAGCGGCTCGTTGACGAGGCGCGGCGCTTCAACCTGGCGTGCCTGGGGCGGCGTTTCGGGAAGACCACCCTTGGCATTGATCTGCTGATGGATGCGGGCGGGGTACTGGACGGGAACCCAGTCGGCTGGTTCGCGCCGACGTACAAACTGCTGGATGAAGTCTGGCGGGAACTGCGGCGGCGACTGGCGCCGATCATCACCCACCAGGACAGCCAGCAACACCGGATGGATACGCTGACCGGGGGCAGTATCGACTGCTGGTCTCTGGACAATCCCGACGCGGGTCGGGGCCGGAAATACGCCCGGGTGATCATTGACGAAGCCGCCATGGCGCGGAATCTCGAGGAGGCGTGGACGCAGGCGATCCGCCCGACCCTTGCGGACCTGCAGGGCGACGCCTGGTTTTTCAGCACGCCCAAGGGCGGTAACTATTTCAAGACGCTATACGACAAAGCCGCCGAGGATCCGGACTGGGCGCGCTGGCAACTGCCCACCTCCAGCAATCCGTACATCTTGCCGGCGGAAATTGCCGCGATGAAAAGCGAACTGCCGGAACTGGTGTATCGCCAGGAAGTGCTGGCGGAATTTGTCGTGCTGGCCGGCGTGTTAATGCGTCGGGAATGGCTTAAATACGGCGATGGAACCGGACCCGTCACCCTGGGTGTGGACTTGGCGCTCAGCACGAAACAGGGCGCGGATTACACGGCGATTGTGGCGCTGCGGCGGGATGCTCAGGGCGTGATTTATCTGGTGGATGCGCAACGCATTCAGGCGCCGTTTTACAGCGTGTTACAATTCATTCAGCAGATGGCGGACAAATGGAAACCGGCGATGATTGCGATTGAACAGGTGCAGTATCAAGCGGCGGTGGTGCAGGAGTTGTTGCGCACCACGGCGCTGCCGGTCTACGGCATTCGCCCGGACAAGGACAAGGTGACGCGCTTCCTTCCGCTCCTGGCCCGCTATGAACAAGGGCTGGTGTGCCATTCGCCGAACCTGCCCGGCTGGTTTGAGGAAGAACTGCTCACGTTCCCGATGGGCGAGCATGATGATGGCGTCGACGCTGCAGTTCATGGACTCAATGCCCTGCCCTCGCTGTCCGTGCCCGTCTATGCGCCTTACGAACCTCCCAAAAAGGAGTGGTTCTGATGAACTGGTTGACCCGTTTCTTTCCGCCGAAACTGCCCGCCGTGCTGGCGAAATCCCGCGAACCGCTCTATAGCGAGGTGGCGTTCAATCACGTTCTGGAATGGTTTACCACCGTTCCCGACCCGGATTTGATGCTGCAAAAGGCCGGCATTCAACGCTATCAGTTGCAGTTCCTCGAACTGGATGATGAAGTGGCTCAGTGTGTCGAGACCCGCAAGGATGCGGTCATTGCGACGCCATGGCGCCTGGAGCCGAACCAGACGCGCCTCGCCAAAGCGCTGACCGCGCAACTGGAGCCGCATATCGTCGCCATTGAACGGGCGGTGATGAGTGCGGTGTTCTACGGCTATTCCGTCCTCGAAATTACCTGGCAACAGACCGGCGGGCGGGTGACCATTGCCCGCGTCGATGAGCGCAACATCGAATGGTTCCGCCTGCATCCGCAACTGGGCTGGCGCTATTTCCCGGATGACGGCAGCGGCGGCGTGGACGGGCTGGAATGCGACCCGCGCAAGTTCTTCATTACCATCAGCCACCCGACGACCCGCAACCCCTACGGCGAAAGCCTGCTCTCGCGCCTGTGGTTCCCGGTCACTTGGCGGCGGGAAGGCTGGCAGATGTGGCTCAAGTTCCTGGAAACCTTCGGCCAGCCCATCGTGATTGGCCGGGTGTTTGACTATGCCACGTTCGTTGCCGCGATGAAGGCGCAGGGCGTGCGTTCCGTGATTGGCTGGCAAGGCCGGGCCGATGATGCGGTCACCACCATCAGCGCCAGCGGGCCGGGCGAATTCGAGCGGCTGGAAAACGCCCTGGTGCGGCGCATCGAAAAACTGATCCTCGGGCAAACGCTCACGTCTGACGTGGGCGATTCCGGCAGCTATGCGGCGGCGAAAGTGCATAACGAAGTACGCCACGACAAGACCCATGCGGATTTACGGCTGGTGATGGCGACCGCCCAACAGATCGTCAACGTCATGGCCGGGCTGAACGGACAGGTTCCGCCCAAGTTCATCATGGCCGACGCGACCGGATTAGAGGCGGAACGGGCGGCGCGCGACGCGGCGCTGGTGCCAGTGATGGCCGCCAGCGGCTTGCGATTGACCGCCAACTATTTCCAGGATCGGTACGACTACCGCGAAGAGGATTTGATGGCCGCGCCGATCCTGGAAGCCCCGGAAGAACCCGAAGCGGAAGCGCCAGAGGTTGTGGCTGAAGCGCGCGCCACGCTGTTGCCGCTGGCGGCGCCGAAGTTCACCAAGACCCAACAGGAAATTGAAGACCTGGGCGAGGCCGCCCTGGCCGCTGCCCCGGCGCAGCCGATTGATCCTGACCGCGTGCGGGATGCCATTGTCGGCGCCAAGGATGCGGATGATCTGCGGGAACGCCTGCTAATGGTGTGGGAAGACGGGCCAGAAAAAGCCTTTGCCGATACCCTGGAAAAGGCGCAGTTCGCCGCCCGGATTATTGGGTATGTCAGCGCCGCGGAGGGGCGTAGCTGATATGGCCGTTCCCTCATTCGCCGAAGCCCTGGCCTACGCCAAGGCGCGGCAGGTGGTGTTGCCGCAGGATTTCTATGACCCGGCGAATATCGATCAACACGGGCAACTGATGACCGTTTCCCATCTCGCCGGGTTGAGTCAGATTCAAGCCGTGACGGATGACCTGATGAAGGCATTGGAAAACGGTGAAACCTTCGATCAATGGCAACAGCGCGTGTTGAGTGTCGAGGATGTACCCGGTTTGCCGCCGGGGCGCACCGAGACGATCTTCCGCAACTTCATGCAGACCGCCTACAACGGCGGGCGCTGGGCGCAGTTTGAGCGCAACAAGGCGACTTCCCCGTATCTGATGTACAGCGCCATCAACGACGCCCGCACGACGGATATTTGCCGCAATCGCAACGGCATCATCCGGCCGGTCGATGACGCATTCTGGTCAACCAATTCCCCGCCCGCACACCATAATTGTTTCCTGCCAGGCGTCAAAGTGAGAGGGGATTTTGAGATAGGGTTAAAATCCTGGTATGCGGGACCAGCCGTCGAGATTATTACCGATTCTGGTTTTCAGCTTTCCGCGACCGTCAATCACCCCATATTGACCCGGCAGGGATGGATTGGCGCGGGTAGCATTCAAGAGGGCGACGATCTTCTCTGTAACTGCGCTGGGGATAATGCCGCCATCATTGGGGTCGTTGATAATCAAAATCCGCCAGCCCGCGTTGAAGATGTCTTCAAGACGCTCGCGCGTGATGCTTTTGGAGTCATTCAAATAACGGCGTTCGATTTCCAATCCGATACGCAATTCAGGAAAGGCGATGTCTATGTTTCTGGCTCCAAATGCGTACTGATGAACGGGTTTAAGCCCGCGATCCATCAAGGCATTCAAGACGGGTATTTCGTAAGGACTACTGCATTCGTAAGCGTTGCGTTGGCGTCCGTTTGCCGCTCGTTCTTTCGAGTTGTAAACTTCGTGTTTCATCAAAATACGAATGACATTGGAACTGCTGGTATTGAACCGAGCGGCAAGTGTGTAGCAGCTTTCTTGCGGGTCTTGATAGGCGTCAAGAATGGATTTCTCAAGCGCATCATCACTATGCGAAGCGGTTTCCCATGCTTTTTTGCATTGCCGTTCAGTGCCTCCCGGCGTTTGTTTGATTTTTCCCCATTTCACCAATTCGGCTTCGCTTCTTCCACGAATCACGACGCCATTTCTTTTGAGAAACCGCTGAACAGCCGCCATACTGATGTTGGATTCTTCTCCAATTTGTTTGGCGCTATCTCCCGCCATATAGCGCGCAATGGTTTGTTCAGGGTTTTCCGGCGTCCATTGCCTGACCGGCACTGGCCTGTTTCTCCTAAATTCAAGGGATTCTCGATAGGACATTCTCTTAATCCCATGATCACGCAACAGCCGATTAAAGAGACAGTCGCTAATTCCGAGTTGTTTGAGAGTTTGTCGCATAGAAGCGCCGGATTGATACTGCCGGATAAGGTCAAGTGCGTTCGGTATTTCACGTTTAGTGGGCATGTTTATGATTTCCAGACAGCTAACGGATTGATTTTAGCGGATGGAATTATAACACATAATTGCCGCAGCACCTTGATTGCCTTGACCGCCGGCCAGGCGCAAGCCCGCAGCCCCGGTGACAAGGGATTGAATCAACCGGAGCCGAAGGAACCGATGGCGGACGGATGGGGCTACAAGCCAGTGGCCACCGCTGCCGGGCAGGGCGATGCGTTGGCGAACGTGCTGGCCGACCACCTCAAGGATTATCCGAAGTCGATGTGGTCACAGATCACTGATATTTTTATCGGCGCCTGGGGACTACTCGGCAAACTGCTGAAGGCGATCCTGCCATGATCGAAGTTGAAATTGATGATGCGGACGCTCGGAAACTGCTGAATGAACTCAAGACGCGCCTGGGCGATTTGGGGCCGGTGTTGGAAGCGGTCGGGCAGATCATTCAATCGGGTACGCAGCAGCGCTTTGTCGATCAGAAAGATCCATCGGGCCGCCCATGGGAACCGTTATCCGCCGTCACCCTGGAACGGCGGCGCAAGGCCGGTCGCGGCGCGCAAATCCTGCGCGATACCGGGCGGCTGATGAACAGTATCAGCTACCGGGTCAGCG